CCCCGAAGATCGAGCTCACGCTCGTCGCAAGGTGGTTCAAATACCAGGACGAGAGACCGCACTTCGACCCGTTGCCACGGTTGCCACCGAACAGGGCAACATCCAACTGAGCGTTGTTGAACCAAAAACCATCACACTCGTATGTGGTCTCGCTTCCGGATGCTTTCACCGGAACTCTGCCTCCGTCCGTCATACGCATCTCAGACAGGTATCCTCCGGATGTTCCGGCAGGCACAAGACCCGTGCTGATGTATCCTGCTCCGGTGCTGTCGTATGGTGGAACGAATTTCACTTTGATGTTTCCGTTGTCGTTGATAAGTCCACGGATTCGTTTCCAGTAGTTGCCATAGAAATTCTCACAATAGAACATCTTGACACCTGCTGCCGTTCCGCTTGTTCCATAGAACTGACCCTTGCCGTTGAGTGTTCCGGTTGCAAGGAAATTGTCTGATGTGCTGCATCCCATGCCGAACTTTGTCTGCGAGTTCGTGTTCTTTGAAATCAGAGTACACATCTCATACATGAGGTTGCATTCTGAAAATGAGAGTTTATCCCATCTGTCGCCGTTCTGCTGTGCTGCTGTGGTTTCCTGTGCATCTGTAAGCGATGCCGATACCGTCTGACCGGACAGCGAACGCATACGGTTGTTGATAACTGAACCCTCATACATAGGGAAATATGTCACAGGTAGGACATTTCCGTCTGCATCTGTGTGAGCGTATGCGTGATAGGTGTCATCATACTGAGTTTCGCAGAATACAACGAAATCATAATTGTTCTGAGACCATCTCTTGACCCAAATCAGTGGAATCTCAGACATTGCATTCCCACCGTAGGCAGTGGATGCGACTGCGGATGGAGTGCCATCCAGTTTCAAGGCGTGATTCTCATGATTCAATTCATAGTCCACTGTTCCGTCGGTTCTCAGCATGACCGGACGGTTATTCTTTACAAACCACAAGTCTCCCCAGTCGCCGTAATCAAACGCCCCTGCACTGTAATTCATTCCGGCAGGTGTCATCCCGACGGCATCAAAAAGATATGTGACACGGGTTGCCGGATTGCTGTCGAGCCTGTTGATTCTCATGCCGTATCTTTTAGGTTTCTCTGCTGCTCCACTGATGATTTTTTCTGTATTTGCGAGAATCTTCTGCGAGGTCGATTCTTTCGCCATGAATATTCTGTCTCCTGCTGCCATTATTCTGTTACCTCCTCTGTAATTTCCTCAAAGTACAACGTGCCGTTCGAGATACCCATTCGGTACTTGATAGCCGTTACATCGTCCTCAAGTTCGACCGTGGTCGCCAGTGCTTTCATTTCTGCCAGTAGCTCCGTGCCTTTAGCGACAAGATTGTTGTAATAGGTCTGAGAATCCACATCCATTCCGGTCTTGATTTCTCTGACCTCCTCGATGTCGAATGTGACAGGCAAGTCCATGAACTCACTTGCTCCATTTCCCACTCTGATGATTCGGTGACCGTCCGCTGTGGTTTCAAGTCCGAGTTCTCCGTCGTCAAGAACTCGCTTGCTCTCCGTCCATTCGGCGGTCGTTCCTTTTTTTAACGTGATTGTTGCTGTTGCCATCTGTTTTCACCTCTTTCTATATTGTGTGAGACGTTCCGGCTATGTATTTATCATAGTCGGTCGTGAACGGTGTTCCTCCCTTTACAAGCAGGAGTTCGGTACTGGTTGGCGTTCCCCCGTCCACATTGATGTTGATGTCTGTTTCGAGTTGCTGAATGCGTTCATAGTAGTCTCTGACTGCTGCAAGGATGGCATCAAGACCGCTCTGCTCGATGATGATTTTGTTTGCCTCCTCGGTTGCCTTGAGACACGCTGCTGTCTGCTCTGCTGCCTTGGCGATTTCCTCGGCACATTCTACAATGATTTTCGCCGTGGAATCCTCTCTCCGGCTCTCTTTGATTTCTCTTGCTTTCTCAGCAGTCTCTCTCGCCTTTTCTGCTGCTACACGCAACGCCTCGGCTGCGTCGATGCTGTTCTGAGTATCCTGTGCAATTTGGAGAGCCTCTCTTGCTGCTGCAATCGTGTTCTCAAGTCTTGTGTATTCTCCGGAGTGGACGATTTCTGATTCATCTCTCTGTGATGGAAATATCTCCATCTCGAACGTGGCACTTGTCAGCAACGCACCGTTTTGGTATAACTGAATTTCACATTGAGCAGTGCCGTGAACCATGAGCATTCCTCTCGTTAATGGAACGAGTGCCTCGTTTCCGGACTTTTCTCCGTCGTTGTGAACGTGGGTCTTGTCCGGCTTTGTCATATTGATGATAATTTCGGCATTGTCCGGAATCTCATAGACGACGCCGTCCTCCAATAAAGTGACGCCGACGTATCTTGTTCCCATATCCATCTGCTTGGCTGCCACCGCAAAATGTTGAGTGTCGCCATATAAATCCACTTTGATGTGTCTAATGATATTCACTTTCTCACCTCCATTCTCACGAGAGTTCCTGCTCGGTCTTTTGAACCTCCTCGAATGACAATCTCGTATTTGCCAGTTCAACCTTGTTTCGTTCCTTGGTTAGCGGATATTCATAGAATTTCACGACCCTGTGTTTCTCTCTGAGGTTTGTTGATTTTGAAATCAGCAGCACCGTGTCTCCCAGTCCGACCGAGAACACCTCTTTGTATTCCTCAGATACCTCGGCGAGATTGATGACGTCTGCGGTGTAGGACTTGTATGGTTTTGAGAGTTCATCCAGTTTCGCCTCGCCGTCCTCCTGCAATGATTCTCGAACGGTGTATCGTTCATCTTTCCATGTGCAGGTCTTGACTTTCCTTGAATACTGATAGTTTTCGACGTAGTTCTTGCCATCTATATCAAGCATCAAGCCATCTTTCCCGATGCATATTAGTCTCGTGCAGAAATCGTATGAGTTCGACTGAATCTGCAATCGTTTGAGATTCAATCTCTCCATGAAATACGCTCCTTTGTCCTCGCCTATCTTTTCATAGATTGCGATTGTTTTAGCAATCGAATCGAATTTGATTTCGCATCTGTATGTAGTGATGACCGATTGAATGATGCTCCATGCGGAACAGTTGGAATCCGATGACACCGTCCTTTTTTTGGTTGGCTCGCAAAGAATCACTTTCCACTCCGTTCCATCAATCGCCGTTTCGACACATTCCTCTGCCGTGACCTCTGTTGTCTTGAATCCTGTCGGGAACTGTTTCCCCTCAAGGCTCTCCACATTCATCGCTGCGGTGCATTTATACCATGAATCTGACGGCTCAATCTGTTTGATGACAAACTCGTCGCTCTGTGTCCGGATATACCCCTCCTCTTTGATTGAGGACGCATACGGGTTTTCTTTCCGGAACATGAATGTCAATTCCTTGTCTCCGGTTTTCAGTGTACTTGTGATGCATATTTCTTTCACTCCGAACAGATTGCACACTTTTATGTGCATATCATTGAATAGTTCCATCCTGCACCTCCTAGAGCCACATTGGATTGTATTCCAGTGTCACAATGATGTTCTTGTCTGAAAATATGAGATGATGTTCTCTGTCCTCTCCGGTTTTCAAGAATGGAAACTCCATCATGCCGTCGACATCCCCGAACTTGTTTGCTCCGTCCATCGTGATGAATCCTTTGGTCGAATCAATCACGACTGTCGCTCCTCTCGGAATAACATTGATTGTCAACTCGTCGGAGAAACCGTTGATTTTCAACACCTCGATGTATTCCAGTGCCGTGATGCTCAGTTTGCACGGTGACCACCTGTTCCCTGCTGCCTCGAATTTTGCCTCATGTACTTCCTGCCATGTGAGTGTCACTGTATCGCTGAACCAGTATCCGTTGAATGTGAACTCTGCTTTGTACCTCGTTCCGGTGATGGTCTTGTTGAGTGTGTTGCCCGTCATGTATGCCTTGAATTTTCTCTCGTATCCATCCAGTGTCAAAATGACACCTTTTTGCAACATGGCATTGAAATCACTGACATATCTCTGTATTTCATTTCTTGTCTGCCCTCTGAAATAAATCTCAACCGTGAGTTCTGACAGTGGTGTGTATGTCTCAGATTCCGACGGGGTCAATGCCCCGTCGAATAGTTCCACGTTCACGGCTGTGGATGGAGGTGTGTATGAGACTTTTAACTGCTTGGCACTGAATGTCCGAATGTCCGTGTTGTTAATCTGCATTTTTTACCTCCTCTTTTTTGTTTCAATGGCAAGTTTGTCGCTGACCTTTTCGGTCGTCCTGCTTGCGACTTCGTCGCCGTCAATATAGTTGTGTGTTTCCACATATACATTTGTTGTTGCTTTTAATGCCTGCAACTTGTTATCAAGCATCATATTCAATCTCGTGTAGAATGGTTCGAGAGGGAGAACTGCCTCTGCACCTGCCTCACCGCCTATCATGAAATTGTTTCCATTCGCTCCGAATATCGTCGGTTGTAACATGATACCGCCTGTTTTGTACCACTCCACTCCGAACGACGGAACTGACGGAGGGTTCAAACTGAATGAGCCGGAGATACTGAAATGTGGCAGTTTCAAACTCGGCAGTGACCACTCGAAATTGAATTTTTCTTTTATAGCATCAATCGCATTCGATACGGCTGTCTTTGCAGCATTTATCGGTGTCTCGATGGCTGATTTGATGCCGTTCCATACTGTTGTGACTGTTGATTTCAGTGCATTGAATACAGTGGTCACAGTGGTTTTCACTGCATTGACTGCGGTCGATACCGTGTTCTTTGCCGTGTCGATTGCTGTCTCAATGGCTGACTTGATGCCGTTCCATATAGATGACGCTGTCATTTTCACAGTTGTGAACACTGTTGTCACCACTGTCTTGATGGCATTGACCACAGTTGTGATTTTGGTCTGAATCGCCGTCCATACTGTATCAATTACCGTCTTGATGGCATTGACCGCAGTTGTCACGGCTGTCTGAATCGCCGTCCACACTGTCGTGATGACCGTCTTGATGGCGTTGACCACGGTTGTCACGGCTGTCTGAATCGCCGTCCACACTGTCGTGATGACCGTCCGGATTGCCTCAAGAATCGTCTGCACATTTGTTTTGATGTTCGTCCATACCGTCGTGATAACTGACAGGATTCCGGTCAATATGAACTGAATCCTTGCAAGGAAAAAGTCGAACACCGTCATGATGATGGTCTTGAGGTTTTCAAGCACTGTCTGAATCTTTGTCTTAATGGCATCCCATATCGTCGTGACTATGGTCTTGATGGCGGTCAGTACCGTACTGATGACCGTTTTCACGGTATTGATTGCGGTCTGTACCTTTGAGGTGATAGCATTCCACACCTCGATGATGATGTCTTTGCAGTTTTCCCAAATGAACCGGAATGGCAACGTGATGATTGTCACCGCTGCATTGATGATTTCTTTTATTGCCATGAACGCCACCGTGATGACGTTCTTGATTGTCTCGAACACCGTCGTGACAATCTCTTTGCATTTCCCGAACGCATTGGAAAAAGCCTCTTTTATCGGTGCGAGTTTCTCGCTGACCGCTGCTTTCATCTCTCCCAGTTTGTCCGAGAATGCTTTTTTGATTTCGGTGAGTTTGCCTCCGGTTAGTTTATCCACAAAAGAGAGACCTGCGGTGTAATATCCTTTGATTCCCTCCCATGCTCCGGCGACAACGCCCTTGATTCCTCCACCGTTCTCCTCGTAGGCTGATTTGATATTGTTTAATTTCTCGGATACTGTTTCTTTTGCAGCACCGAGAACAGTTCCCATTGTTTCCTTGACCTTATTGAATGCACCGGATACCGTCTCTTTGAGGCTTGAGAGTTTCTCGCTCGTCGCCGTCTTGACTTTATCCCATGCACCGGATACCGTCTCTTTGACTTTTCCGAATACATTCGAGACGACCTCGGCAATCTTGCCGAATGCCTCTTTGACCGCCGTCCATAATTTATTGACGGCATTTCGGAACGTCTCTGAGTTTTTATATAAAGCGATGAACCCTGCGACAAGTCCTGCGATTGCAAGGACAACAATGCCGATAGGATTCGCCGACATCGCTGCATTCAACAACCACTGTCCGGCTGCTGCTGCCTTGGTTGCGACCGTGTGTGCGAGTGTTGCTGCCGTTCCTGCTGACGTTGCTGTCGTGTTGGCTGCTGATGCCACCGTGGAGGCGGTTTCTGCTGCTGCATCCGCTGTCGTCGCTGCTGTCTTGGCTGCTACCTTTGCAATCACTTTCGTGACCACATCTCGCATCGCCTTGAACCCGTTGACTGCTCCTTTGACGCCCTGCCCCACTTTACCGAGGGCAATGGATAGCGGTGCAATCGCTGCCACGAATAACCCGACTTTGATGATTGTCTGCTGTTGCCCCTCGTCCAGTGAGCCGAACCATTCACACAACGCTTTGACTTTATCTGAAAACTGGTCAATGATTGGTGCTGCCGATGTGAGAATCGTCTGACCAAACTGCATCACGGTGTTTTTCAACTCATTGAGTGTCACCTTGGTGTCGTATGAGGTTGTTTTCATTTTGCCGAACGCCGTATCTGTCGCACCCGTGGAGTTCCGCATCTGTCCGAGGGTGGTGTTGAACGTGTCCGCACTATCACCCAGTAGAATGAGACCTGCTTTTGCTGCCTCTGATGACGAGAACATATCGCTCATTGAGAGGTTCTGTTCCTTTGCTGCTCCGTCTACGATGGCAAGAACATCCGAGAGACTTGCTCCATCTGCCATCAATTCCTTGAATGACTTTCCGGTCTTTTCTCTCAGAATCACGTCGGTCGTGCTGCCAGTCTTTCCCAACTCGTTGAGCATCGAGTTCATGTATGTCGTCGATTCTGCTGTCGCAACACCGTTCGCTGTCATGATTGCATATCCTGCACATAACTGGTCGAGTGCTACGCTGTTAGCATTCGCCGTCGGGATGACTTTACCCATTGCAGACGATAACTCTCCAACGGTCGTTTTGCCGAGATTCTGTGTCTGAATCAACATGTCCGACACGTTTGTGACCTGCTCTGCCGATAGACCGTAGGCATTCATGATTGTGGTCAGCACGTCGAGGGTGTCTCCGGATTCCGCAAAACCTGCCGTCGCCAGTTTTGTGGACTGACGAACGAAATTGACAGCATCTCCCGTTTTCTGACCTGCACTGATGGCGTTGTATACGTTGTCAGCAATGTCTCCTGCTGCAATTCCTGTCTCATTTGACAGGTCTGTGATTGCGGTCGACATGTCTCCGGTTGACATTTCTCCGGTATCCATAATCGTGGAGACCTTTGCCATCGAATCCTCAAAATCAACTGCCATCTTTGCAGCAGAAATTCCAAATGCTGCTATACCTGCCGAAACAATGGTCATTTTCTGACCGAACGCCTCAAGTTTCTGTCCTGCTTTATCACATCCGCTTGCAAATGCATCCAGTTTATGATTTTGCAGTTCCTTGTTGACATTCTTGAGTTCCCCCTCCATTGAATAGAGTTTTGTCTCCGCATTATTGCAGGCGGTCGCCTGTTTGTTTAATGCGGTCTCGGTCTTGCCGATGGAACTCTCATTTGCTTTCAGTTCGGTCTCAAGTTTCGTCAGTTCCTCTTTGAGTTTCTTTGACTGCTCTGAGTTTTTTCCCGTTGCGGTCGCTGAATCTTCATAGGCTTTTCTTGCTGCATCGACTTTCGTCTTGAGACTTTCATGCTCTGCTTTCTGTTCTGACAGTTTTGTGGAAAGTTTTCCGTATTGGTCTCCTGCCAGTTTTACAATTTCTTTTTGCAGCTTTATCTTGTCCGATAATGCTGTCGCCTTGGTTGTGAGGACTTCGGTTTGTGAACCGAATGCTTTTGCTTTTGCCTGTGTCGCCGTCCATTGGCTTGCCAGTGCTTTCGCCTCGGCTGCCATGGACTTCATTGTTTTTTGATATGAATTAGCGTCCGCAGTCGCTTTCACGCTTACATAAGCCATTCAGTTCCCTCCTCTCCTACTGCTTATCGTTTATTGTCTTGATTGCAAATTTCATGTAATCAAGCAATGCCACGATGTCAGTCTCAAGGCATTGACTGTATGAATTATTCAATAATTTTATTGCTATCTGAATCACTCGGTCGATATTGTCTGAGCACACCTCCCACATGTTTCTTTTCTGTTCGTCTGTATCCTCATACCCGTTCTCACGGTCATATTCGTCGAATGCTGATGTTTCCTGTTCCACAGGTTCGTCATCCATCAATTCCAAAAACTTCGGTGTGATGACGTTCTGCATCACAAAATGAATTGATTTCGCTGCAACCATCACCTCGGTGATGTCTGTTTCTCCCAGTTCCTCAAGTGACATCCTGCTGTCGAATACATCCTGCACAATCTTTTGATTGAAAAACAGGGCCTCCGACAGTTTCTCGCTGCTATTTATTTTCATGAGTTGAGCATATTTCCGATATTGCCCGACTGTTATGCTATTCACGAAATACTTTTCATCTTTGCAGGGGATGTATATTTCCGGCATCACTTGACGACGGTAAAATTTTCTTGAATCTTCTCCATTTTTTTCTGAATCTTTTCTGCGATGTCGATGTCGACCATCATAAACTCGGTGATTATCTCGTCAGCAGAAAGACCGATTTCCGGATTTTTCAATTCCTCAATCGTGAACTGGTCGCCGTAGAGACGGACAATCCACTCACACATCAACTGAATGTGCTCTCTCTTGTATCCGCTCTGTTGTGTGCCGTTTATTGTCTCAGATGCATCCAAATAGTCCATGTAGTCATCTGCCCCGATTTTAGGCATCGTGTACTTTTTCTGATTGATTACAATTTCATGTTTTGCCATTTTATTTCCCTCCTGTTATCTGTTGCTGACTAACCTTTAACCGCTGCCTGTTCTTTTTCCTGCACCTTGCTGAACCAGTCCTTGATTGCTGTCGCTGCATCCACATCCTCGGCGACGAGGTTGCTTTCATCGACTACAATCTGATAACGACCATCTTTCTGACGGTCATAGAAATCGCCCTTGATGGTGTTGCTCTTGACTGCGATTTTTTCTGCCTGTGTCTCAAATTCGTCATCGAGACCCTGTCCGAATTTTCCGCAGTAAAGCCATGTAAATTCATACTTTCCATTGCGTCGTTTGGTTCTGAATCCGAGGGCGAGTTCCGGTGCAAGGTCGTCCTTGCTCTTGATAAGGAATCCGTTCTCAAATAACTGTCCGAACAGCATTGCTCTGTCCTGTGGTGCAAGGGATGCGAGTTCGATTTCCACCTCTGTTCCCTCGTATGATGTGATTGTGTCCTCTGTACCGTCGTCAGAGTAGACCTTTTCACTTGACCATTTGTCTGAAATTTTTGCATTGACCGCTCTTGCCAGTTTGACCGGAACGTCTGCTGCATACGCTGTCTGTGTGTTCTGAGTTAATAATGCAGCATAGATGTCTCTCAATCCGCAATATCTGCTCCTTACGATAGGTGTTACCTCTGCCATTTTTATTCCTCACTTTCTTCGTAAAATTTATTGAATCGTTGTGCTTTCATGTATATTCCATTTTGAGGTTTGGAATCGTCTGCATTCCTTGCCTCAAATAAGAATCCACTTGCTTTCATAAGTTTCTTGATTTTCGCTGCAAGTTCAACCTCGTCATTCCGAGAAAAGATTGTCACCTGCACCGTAATTTGAACGCCCTCGGCAGTGTCATCCGAATAGCTGTCCTCAGTTTCACCGCAATCCCACAATGTCACATGCGTCTCTTTGATGTCCTCTCTGTACCATCCTTGCACTACTTGTATGCCGGAGTTTTCTACCTCCTGCAACGCCTCGGCTGCGTCCTTGATGATGTCACTCATTGAATCACCCCACAGTCTTGTTCAAATAGTCTTGATATTCACTTTCTGCGATGCTCTGAATCTGCCCCTCAACCGCACGACCTGCCTTGTATATGAACTCTTGAGGCGGTCTTTTTACCGTTCCCCAGTTTATGAATTTCACATAAAAGTGTTCACTGTTGTCTGCTTTCGTCCATCCCACATCTGCCTCGGCTCTCGTTCCGCTCACTTTGACCTTTTCAAGCGGAATCGCATCTGCTGCATGACCGGACGGGTGTGACTTTGACCCGAATCCTCGACCGGACAGGTTTTGATTTCTTGATTTTGGCATCTTGCTCGACATCTCTTTTTGAATGATTGGTTGTGCCTTGGTGACGATGTTCTTGTTCAGACCTTGAATCTCTTTCTCGGTCGCACATTGTTCCAGTGCTTTGACAAGTTCGTCGATGCCTTGAAACTCCATCTCAATCCGCATTTCATCGCCTCCGTGTCATATTCTGACACCTACGAAACCCGATTACATTTAAGGAGATACTTGCTCTCGCTCTCCACGGGAATCATGGAAAAGATGTCATATTTTTCACCCTTGAAGATGACCGAATGCTCTTTGTGATGCATCCACATCGCCTCTGTTTTTCTGCATCTTCTCACCTTGAAAACTGCTGTTTCCTCAAGTGACTGCTGCAATGCCTCATATTTCTCATTGCTCAACAGGTCAGATACATCGCACCAACATTTGAAATACTCCTCCGATGTGGTTTTGTTTCTTCCATCCACCACGGTGGTGGTCTCTTTCATGATTGTGATTCTGCCTGCTGCCATCATGCACCTCCGTACATCTCTTTGAGTAACATTGAGGAAACTGCATGTTGCATCACCCTCGTGTCCTTGCTGAATTTTTCTCGGTTGTCATATAAATCTTTGACCGAAACGAGCAGGAGGAGGCGTTGCCGTGATGACAGGTTCTCGGAATTAAAAGTCGGAATCAGTTCCGACATTTCCTCAAGGGTTGTGTCAATCATCAATTCAAGAATATCGTCGTCGTCCTCGTAGTCGATGCGACTGTATTTTTTGCAATCCTCAAGTATTTTCGCACGATATTCTTTCAATTCTTCATCCGTCATCGTTGCACCTGCTTTCTATGAATGGGCGGTCACAATGACCGCCCTGCTCTCTTGTTAGCCTGCAACATTCTCGGTGATTTCGCCCTTGATGACTGCTGCCTCGTCAACAGGCTGCACATCGAAACGGTCACGCACCTTGATTCCGGTCATATCTTTCTCCCACAATCCTGCTGCCTTGTCATTCATGTCGATGGTCATGACATTGCGGTCAAATAATGTGATAGCCTCTTTCAAGTCACCGATATACACCGGATGCTTGTATCCTGTCACCGCTTCGCCGGTTTTGATTTCTGTGGACTTGATGACCTTATTGGATACCTTGACAATCGGATACTTGCCGAATAACAACATCTGAGTTGCCATTGTCGGATTCGGCTGCAAGATGTACTTGCCATCTGCATCCTTTAACTTGTCAAGATAGTTGTATCCGCTCTGATTGGTGATGACCATGGAACTGGTTGCGATTGCAGGGTCGAGGGATACGTTGAACACGTCCTTGAGGCTGTCGATTGTAGAGATAACGACCTCTTTTCCTGCTGTCATGGCATTCAGTACCTTGAGAATCATGGCGTTTCGGGTTGCCTTTGTCTTTTTGGCAATCCATTTATTGATGTACGCCATGACATTGGCTGCTGTGTCCTCAAAAAGTTCGGCGGTGAGTTTTAAGATACCGCCTTTTTTCTTAATGGCATACTTAATAGCTTTGAACTTAGGTTCATCCATTTCGGGGAAGTCTGCCTCCTCCTCCACGTTGTCGAACGGTACGGATTCCGCATCAACCTCGATATTTCTCGAACCGCTCTTTGTGGTTACGCCCTCAACATTGACATACTGCTCAAGGTTGTCATCTGAGCGTCTCAGTTCGATGATGTCTGTTCTGATGTCCTCCGGAATGGTGACGCCGATTCCCATTTCTCCGTCCTCATTTGCTGTTGTATCTGAGGACAGTGCATCCTTGTAGACTTTCACGTCTGCCTCGTCCGGCTCTTTCTTTAAGAAACCACACTTGACAATATTGACGAACGCTTTCACAAGGTTCTTTTTCTTGGCTGCCTTGTCAACCGCTCCTCCGGTGATGTCTTTTGCCCTGCCATTGTTGAGGCTGTCCTCGATGCCATCGAGGTCATCATCCTCAAGGTCTGCCAGTAAATTGAACTTGTCCTGTAATTCCACAAGTTCGGCTTTTGCTTTCTTTGCCTCGTCCATCTTGCCCTCGTTTGCAAGAGAACGAACGGCGTTCTTTTTGTCGTTAATCTGCTTGAGCAGTTTCTGCATTTCTTTGTTCATTTTGAATCTCCTCTCGTTTTTAGATTCCGTACTCGTCCAAATCGGCGAGCAACTGTTCCTTTTCCTGTTGCATTGCTTTTTCCTTTGCATCTTTATCTCGTGCATCCAGTGCAGCGATGACGGCATTCACAACGTCCTGTGTGCTCGTCTTTTTCAGATTTTCCGGAATATTGTTGTATTTCTCAAAGAAATCGGATGTACATGCTGCGACTGCTGCCTGCTCCTCAATCTCAACATCGAAATACTGTGCGACCTCATTGCCATTCATCCATGTTTCATTTTCCACAAGCGACTGAATTGTCTCTCTTGACACTCCGTCCTTTGTGTGTTCCATGTAGATGTCGAGAATGGATTCCTCACATTTATCTAACTGAGCAATCACATCCTTGAAGTCGTTGGCGTTGCCCCATGCAATACACAACGGCTTGTGTACCATGCACTGAGCACCGGATGCGAAATGTAATTCGTCGCAGGCGAACATGATGACTGATGCGATACTTGCTGCCATTCCGTCCACATATCCGGTCTTGTGACCCTCGTGTCGTCTCAACTGGTTATAAATTGCCAGTCCTGCAAACACATCACCGCCTCCGGAATTGAAATAGATGTCGATGTCCTCGAAACCATCCAACTGATGCAGGAAATCAGCTATATCCTGCGGACACTTGTCCTCCTCGTACCACTCAGATTCCCATGTCGCTGATACAATGTCGCCGTAAAAGTAGAGCGAACATTTCTTTTTTTCCTCGTCCTCTTTCAAGTCCAAATATCCAACCTTATCCACCTGTCCGGTTCGTTTGTTTTTCTTTGTGAAATCAAACCTTTTCATCTTCGGCATTCTCCTCACCTCCTTTCACGTCATCCTCCTCGGTCGTTTGCTGACCATCTTTTTTGGCGTATTGAACGCCTGCTTTTTCAAGAGGAATCACGTTTCCGTTTGCATAGAGACGGTCACCTCCCTCGGCATTTGACATGTCGAGTTTTCTTCTTGCCTCGTTTGGCGTAACAATACTGTTCTTGACACCGTTGGAGAGGTACTCCATCTGTGTCTTTGAATCAGTTCGGAATAACACTTTTTCATTGAATTTGTAATACTTGCCCTCGTCCTGTTGGTCGGGCGTCAGCAGTTTATAATTGATTTCCTCCTCGTACTGTTTGATGACAAACAATTCCGTGTCGACGTAGAATGACAACTGCTGCATTTCCGAGTTACTGTATGACGATTTTTCATAGTCATTTATCTGATTCGGTTTGACACCGAATGCTGCTGCAATTTGCAGTGATGTATATTTTTTCAGTTCAAAGAACTGTGAATCAGTCAACTTGATGTCGAGCGGTGTCAACTTCATTCCGAGCGGAACAGGCAGGATTCGTCCGGTGTTCTTTGCACCGCTGCCGAACTCCTCGAACGATTCTCGGAGTGCCTCTTTCGCATTTTTGTCAAGAGTTCCCGTGTATTCCAGTACCGCCTTTGCGGATAGTCCGGATTCATACATCTTATTCATGAAATCCTGTGACGCACCTGCACCGTTGACCGTATCCCTCAATATTTCCTGCACTGGTAGTCCTGTGATGCCATTGAGGCTGTGTGATGTCTTGAAATGCAGTACCTCGTCAGTGTTGAAAATGTATCTCTTTCCGGATGTCGGGTCTGTGTAGACGTACCACAATCGCCCTGCTCCGGCGAATATTCCTGCATCGTCGACAATTATCTGAACGCAATTCGACTGCATCACCCACAGGTCAAGCGTTTTTAATTCTCCTCCGAACTTCTTTCGGTCGAATTTCCTGCGTACATATACATACGCATTTCCGAAATGGTTTCGATTCATCTCAACCGTGTTCCAAAAAACCGTTGGTGTCATGAACGGATTCGGTCTCGTCTTGAGCAGGCGTGAGACATCCGTGTCCTCCGGTTCAATGATGCCCTCCTCTGTCTTTTGATAGTATTTGACGGGCATCTTTGCCAGTGTTTCAGACAACATCTTGAGGCAGGTGAAATATGTCACCTCTGAGGTTGGCTTTCTCCTAGTTGCCCCGAAAAGTCCGAGGAACGTATCTGAGTTGATTGAGAATGTCTTGTATGACGATGGTTCTGTCGCATTCGACACTGTGTTCCTGCTCCTCCACTTTTCCAGTAAGTTGCTATATGCTGTTTTGAATGGATTCATCGGTTCTCACCTCCGTTCTCTGTGTATTTTTCTTTCATGGCAAGCCATTCATTGACGAACTCATTTGCATCCGGTTTGTATTCGTCTTTCATTGCGAGTTTCCATGCGTCGATAATTGCATCAATCGGGTCAATTCTGTCCTCGCTGATGTCCTTATCAATCTTGATTTCGCCGTAATTGTTCGAGATTGTCTTTGCATTTGCGATTGACCATGTGAGCAATTCATCGACCGGAACGACTTTCTTTCGTTCTTTTCCGGTCTCCACGCCCTCAATTTCAATATTGCCTGTGAGAATTTCCAGTCTGAAATCGACAGTCGCATCGTTCAACTCTTTCGCTGTCTGTGTGATAGAGATGGAATCCCATCCCATCGCCTCAAGGTCTGAGAGGAACGCCGATGCGTTGTGTGGGTCATAACAAATCATCTGAGGCTTGAGGTTGTATTCCTCAATGAGCATCTGCAAGTATGACAAGATGTACTTGTAATCTGTCTTGATGCCCCCCAGTGTGTAGGTTGGTGTCACGAGACCCTTTTCAATCCATACGTCATACGGCACTTTATCCGTCTTGATGTGCTCGTCGACCCTGCTCGCAGGAATGAACGAGTGTGTCTTGACGAAATATTTCTTGTTTCCATCTTCATCCGTGAACGGAATGACGATGGCGATTGATGTCAGGTCACCGCCGGACGATAAGTCAACGCCGACATAACACTTTGAGCCTTTGAAATTCGCCAGTGTTTTGAGGACTGCAAGGCGTTTCCACTTCTTAATGTCCTTGATGTACTGGTGATTTGACCACTGAATCCACTGATTCAACTGCTTGACGAGGAAATCTCTCAAGTCCTCGCCACCCATGTCCTTGGCGGTGGATGCAACCGGAATCATATTCTCAAGAGCATCCACATCGAACTCAAGAATCGGGTTCGCTTTTATCCAGTTTTCCGGTTTCCAAATGTCATCATCTTCATCCATCTGAGCGATGTATGCGAACTGTGCATCGTTCTCAAATACTCCCTTGAGCAGATTGCAGCAATACTCATACAGTTTGTAACACGGCGACTTGAGGTCGAATCCTGCCGTCGTGATGACGGAAATCAATGCGGATTTCAATTTCTTGATACCGCCCTCAAGCAGTTTATACATCTGATTCGTTTTGTGAGCATGGTACTCGTCGACAATCCCGAGGTATGGTCTGAAACCATCCATTGACTTGGTGTCTCCGGATACTGCCTTGATGATTGAGTGTGTCAACAGGCAATCAATCGTGTTGTTATGCTCGTGAACCTTGAACCACTCCTGCAACTCCTCGTCGCTGTTTATGAACTTGATGACCTCCTGCAATACAATGTTTGCTTGGTCTTGCTTTGTCGCAGTACAGAACACCTTGCCGTATTTGTATCCGTCAAAATTGCCGTAAAACGCTGCAAGAATGCCATTGATGAATGATTTTCCGTTCTGCCTGCCTAATTGAACATAGGACGTTCTGAATCTTCTGTGATGGATTCCCGATTTCGGGTCTGCTGCTTTCTTTCTCCATCCATTCAGAGAGCCTAGAATGAAACATTGGAACGGGTAGCATGTGACCTGTTCCTCCTCGTCGCCCTCTGCGATGACGAGTTCCTCTGCAAAATTGATGATTCTTTCTGACTGCTCGACATCAAAATAATAGATATAGGGTGCTGTTTTGGACTTCTCCAAATCATCGAGATGCCTTTGACACGCCAGTCTGACGTATTCTCCGGCATTTATTTTCCCTGTGACGACGTCAACTGCGTACTGTGTGCAGCGGTCTATGGTTTCAACTGTCTTTGCCATAGTTTAGTTTGCATACTTCGCAAACTTGTTCTCCGGTTTCGGCTGTTGTACTTTCGGCACGACAATTCGGCATCTGCTTGATACCGTCAAACCGAAATCGCCTGCCCCCTGCCTGCACTGTTTCCAACATCTATCTTGAATTATCAAGAGACGCTCATGTTCTCCATTCACGACCTCTCGTTCTCCGACCTGTACTTGAACCATCGTTCCGGTCTCCTCGTCTTTCTCAGACTTGAAAATCGGTATCATTTCAGTGAGTGGGATTTCTCCCAGTTTCTTGGTCACCTCAAGATATTTCTCTTGAGCAATCAGCAGTCTTGCGAGTGCGTCACAGTCCACATTCGCAATCAGTTTGATTTCGAGCAGTTCTTTCGCAAGTTTCCGGAATTTCTTTTTGAGTTCCGGCGACAGATATGACGGCGGTTTGACCTTGTCACTCGGTGCAACGACCTCGGCATTTTTTCGCTGCTCAATTTCTGCTTTTGTGAGGTGTTTTTTACCTTTCAAAACCACCAAATCAGTGGGTTGTCTTGTTCCTGCCATGCAACAACAAACCCCCTTTCCCTCTAGTGTTCGCCGATGCTGTGTCACATTCTGACACCCCTTTCGGATTTGACCCTCTGTTGAAATTCTCGTGGGGAGTTTTCTCCGAACCGAATGGGGGGTGCGACTTAGAAACGGTTACCGAAAACTTTTTCGATACCCCCTGCCTCTTTGAAATGACGTTCAATCACCTGCCGAATCCTCGCTTGTGTTGCTCTCATGCTTGCCTTGTCCTTTTTGTATAGTGCTGTGATAGTGTTGTGTGTCGCTATGCTTAAAGGTATAAGGTTCAAAGGATTGAGCCTCTGTTGCCAGTCCTCCTCAAGTTCTATGATGTGATGAATCGGGTCTGATTCTTTGAGCGTTATCAACTCGCCCATCTCGTACAGTGCATAGATGTCAATGTAATCATAGACACTCATAATCACCGGACGAATCTCTCGCCATTCCTTTGACACATAGAACTCTGCTGCTCTTTGGTCTCTCCGTGTGTTGTTATATATCACATGCCTCGACTGCTCTCGTTCCTCACACTGCTCACACAGTCTCATGGTCTGCGGTATCAACTTCCCACACCTGCACACTTTGTATAGCAAACTCTCACCCCTTTCATTGCCTGCTGCCTGTTGTCTCTTTATATAGGGCAGTGGTTTCACATGGTGTCCTGCTGCCCCGATAACAGGAGGGCGAACAGGGCAAGAAAAAAGCGACTGCATCTCTGCAATCGCTCCTTACAACTGTTCACGCTACTATATTACCACTTGAAAACGACCTTTTGTTCCCCATCTTTTCACGGCATTTTCACGCACTTTTCACGGCATTTTCACGCCCTTTTCACGATATTCCTGCAAATATTTGCTATTTATCAATAGCCTTTGCACCGAATAATTTGATTGATAACCGCTCAACCATAGTCTTGCACCACTGTTTCGGTGCATTCTTTCCGCAGTTCCATTTGTCTCTGATGTCCTCGTATGTCTTGCCCTCAATGTATTTCATCTTGAGAGCATCGAACTTGTACTCCTCACCTGCTGCATTCGCCTCTTTCTCCAATGCCTCAAGGCTCTTGTTGATATGCTGAAACAGGATGACCGTCTCTGCCTTACATTCTCGAATGGACTTGAGGAACGCTTTCTCTGCCGATATGTTGTAGAGTTCTGCATTCTCCACCTGCGAGGTTTCACTGACCGCCTCCGATATATACCTCTGCATCTCGTTGTAGTTCTCAAGATACATATATGTTTTATCAATGACGGTGACTGTTGCCTGCTCTGCCATTCCTGTTCCCTCCCTTTCTTCTCATAGGCAATCCGTGCATCTTTCGCCAGTTGTTTGATTCCCTGCGGACTGCTGCCTCAAGTGATGCTCTGCCTGCTGCTGATATGACCACACTCACCGGAGGATGCTGTCTGTTGTATTCATCCATTTCGTCGACGGGTGGCATATCTCTCAAATAGTCGTTTTCCTTTTTCCATACGGTTTCCGGCTCTGAATCCCGTTTCGCCCTGTTGACTGTTGCTTTGTCTGCTGCCTGCTCGACTATCGCCTCGATTTCCTTTTCGCTCTTTCCTGTTGCTCTCAGTCCTTTGACCATATCTGTCAGAACGTCAATCCATCCCATATCAATTCCCCTTTCTTAGTTGAACGGCAATTCCTCGTCGATGCCGTCCGGTATATTCATAAACCCGTCGTTATCTGTCGGGTGTTCTTGCGACTGCTGCCTGTTTCCGGATGATTCTCCCTTGCTCTCAGCGAACTCCTGCTCCTCGATTACCACGTCAGTGGTATATACTTTCTGACCGTCTCTATTGGTGTATGAGCCTGTTTGAATGCGTCCGGTGATTACTACTTTCATGCCTTTCTTGAAATACTTCTCAGCAAATTCTCCGGTTCGTCCAAATGCCACGCACCCGATGAAATCTGCTGACTGCTGCCCGTCTCTATTTCCACGACGGTCGACTGCCAGTGTATAGCGTGTGATGCACATGGATTCCTGTGAACTGTTGCTCTGTGTGTATCGTGATTCGGGGTCTCTTGTCAATCGCCCCATCAATATGACCTTATTCATGAATATCCTCTCTTTTCTCAATCCTGTCTGTGATTGCCGTTGTTGATGTCCTGTCTGTCGCTCTTATCCTTGCCTATCTGTCCGAATACCTTTACCAGTTCCACCAAAAAGGCAAGCAATACCGTCAAGACAATCAGTCCGACCACGATTCCGATTCCGGTCAATATCATGCTCAATATGCTCATTTCTTCTCCTCCTCTTATGCGTGATTATTGAGTTCTTTTGAGAGGTTGAAAAATTTCTCTTTGAACTCCTCATTGCTGCCATTCATGCAGGTTTCAAACATGTCCTCGTAGAGTTCACGGCTCTCGCAGATGAATCTCTGCTGTCCGATGGTGTATCTATTCTTGAAAAACTGTTCTTTGAATCCCTCAAGGATGACAGTCCATGAATCTCTCTGTTTTTGGTCGACATCCGGATATTTGTCGAGCATCCGGTTCACGACCGTGTCAACTGCCTCAGAAATGACCTTTTTCCAATCCGGACGGTCTTGCAGCAGGAGGAACTCAATATCTGCGAATGTGTCGCCTGCTGCCACCGCTGTGATGTGAATATCTTTCTTTCCCTTGGCTGCCACAAGAATCAAGTCCTCGTCATAGGCTGCACGATAGTATTTCAGTTTCTCCTCGAAATTCTCTGCCGGATTGATGATGATTTCCGGTTGACTGCTGCCCTCTGTCTGAATAGCCACACCGATGTATCCGGCATGTGCATCAATCGCCTTTTTGAATATGTCTGCAAACTCTTTTTTTCGCATTTCGTCATTCTCCTCTCTATGATGCCATCACTTTGGCGAGCAGGCTCTCGTATAACTGTTTGAATGTGTCTCGTTCGGTCTCAAGCCGAATCACGCTCTCCTGTGATGCGTTTTGTGCCACTTTCCTGTTTTCCTCGACATATACTGCTGCATCCTGCTCCATCTGCTCCATTTTCGTCTCATTGTCCGTGATTTCCTGCTGCAAATCGGCAATCTCTGCCTTGAGACGCTCAATCTCGTCATTCTGCTGTTTTATTGTCTCGCCGTACTGTTTTGAGGTCTTGGTGTCTCCGTCCAGTGCAAGGGAAATCATGAGAGCGATGTCAATGTTCTTTTGCTCTTGCTCTGATACCTGTCCGATATATCCTGTGATTCTATCCACGGATACAGAAACAATCTGCTCGCATAATACAGTCGAAACTCTGCCCGTGCTCCGGATGACCGTATGTGTCGGCAGGTCTGTCTTTGGCTGAGTGGTCAAATATACCACCTCGACCACTCCACTGTTTTCATTGTTCTTTTCATTGCTTACGATGACCGCCGGACGGTCTGCCTGCTGCTCATGACCGTATGACACCCCCCCTCGGCTGATGTAATAGATTTCACCTCTATGCAAATCATTCATTGTTCTTTTCCTCCTGTTCTGCCACTTCGATTCCTGCCACGGATACGAGTTTCGTTCCCATGATGCAATATCCGTCCTCAAGTCCGGTATAGTCGTCAAGCAGGTACGTCACAAGCACTCTCACGGTGCGTCCTGTGTTCTTTCCATCCTTGAACTCCATCATCTCAAGGAAATCGCCCTCTTTGTATCCTCTGTCATTTTTTCTCAGTTCGAACGATTTCTTGCCGGATACAACATCATCGAAATACATGGATGCAAGGCGAATCTGATGAATCTTTCTGCCGTCGCCTGTTTCACTTGGCAGGGTCTCCATTTTCTCCTCCTCTGCCATCTCACGGAGTTTCTTTTTCGTCTCACGGTCGATTGCATCCTGTTCCTCATTGTATTTCTGCTCTGCGGTCTTGTTTGCCTCGGCTCTGTTCTTATACTGGTCGCACTTGGTGCATGTTCCGGTCTTGACGTTGCATGTCTCGTATTCAATGCAGGAATAACACAGAGAGGTGATTCCCTCCGGATGCGGTGTCTGATAGTCGTCGCCTGCTGCCGTCTCGGTCTTTTCTCCGGAGGTGTCTGAATCTGACACCTGTTCCTCTGCCTCTCCGATAACCTCGCCGTGATATGAGAGCGGTGTTTCCTGCTCTGCTGTGGTCTCGCCTGCTGCCTTTGCCTCTTTCATGCCCTTGACCTCTTTGTATGAGAGTTCTCCGGTCTCCATGTATTTTCCCAGTGCCTCACGCTGTTCCTCTGCCGACATCCCACTGAGTTCGTATGCAGCGGAAAACGTGAGACGTTCCTTTGTGAGTTCCTCTCTGAACTCCGGAATCAGATTGTTGCTGACGCTCTCCATCTGTGCAATCTTGGTCTTTGACGTCTTGAGCATCGTGGCGATGACATCTCTCAGTCTGCCGGATTGCAGGTCGTATCCCTTGATTGTGCCTCCTGCTGCCTTTATGCGCTCAAGAGATGCCTTGAGACGCTGTTCCTCCTCGATTAAGTCCTTGACGCTCTTGATTCGGTATGCGTTGGCGATGATGATTTCCACCTGCTCCTCGTCCGAATCCTGTGGCGTTGTCAGTTTGCAGGTCGCCATCTCAAACTCTTTGTATCCCTTTTCGACGAGCATCTTGAGAGCGAGCCATCTGCGTTCTCCTGCAATGATTCTATATTCGCCCTGCTCATTCGGCTCATAGACGAGTTCGAGGTTCTGTTTCAACCCGTACATGAGGATTTCTCCTGCCAGTTCCTCGATACCACTGAGGTCATAGAAATTCATTGTATTCCGGTACATCTTGAAAATTGAAATGTCTCTCGTTCTGAATCTCGCTCTCGGTGTCTCGTCAATGCCTGCTTTTGTATTCTTATTCAGTGCATCCATCACACTATATCCTGTTGCCATGTCTGTTCCTCCTGTTTATTCGGTCAATTTCTGTTTCTTGGTTTCGGTGCGTTCCACATTGATTTCACCCTTGGCATTCTGAGAAACCGATGCCTTGACCCCCCCTCTGAGGTTCAACGTGACCTTTGCCAGTCCTCCGGTGTATATCTCCTCGACTGCTGCCGACAATATGCTCACAATCTCCTCGCCGACACGTTTCTCCGGTGCTGCATCCTGTCCGAACAGGACGGAGACGTTTTTCAATGCTTTCTCTTTTCTCTGCTTTTCTTTCTGATACTCGACCGCCTGCTCGCAGGTGCATCTCATTGTTGCCTCCTCTGCGAGTTGAGGAGATGTCAAACTCTCCTCGGTTTCGATTGCTATTGTCTGACCGCAAAATCTGCACACTCCCGTGTTCAACTTACTCATTTTCGTTTTCCTCCTTTTTCTCTCTCAAGATTAAGTCCGGACACCCATCGCACTGCTGTCCGTTTTCCTCACATTGCTCCTGCTGCACTTCTGTGACATCTCTGAGTGGTTTTTCATACCATCTGCAAAATGCCTCGTTTTTCATCAAACCGCCTCCCTTGTTTCTCCGAGAATGATTTTTCGGAACATGCTTTCAAATATCGGAACGGCGATGCTGTTCCCTGCTTGGTCATATAATGCCTTGTAATATTTTCCGATTCTTTGCTGTGCCTCTCTCGCCCTCTCAAAGTCCTCGTCAGTGTATCCTTGCAATCTCCAACACTCTCGCTCTGTCAAATACCGATACCGCCCATCGCCTCGGTCGATAACCTGTGCAGGCGTCCGGTCTTGGCGTGTTGTGATGGTGTATGCATAATCTTGAATGACTGTCGCTCGTCTGATACCTTTTGCTCCGATGCATTCAAGAACTGACGGCTGTGTCACGTCATAGACATCCGGAACATCGCTCTCAAGGAAGTCCTGCAAGTTCTGCATCGGTGTCCGAATGAGGTCATCGAATTGGAACGGTTCTCCATCCAGTACCGACACCGTGAACACTCGCTCCCTTGCCTGTGGCAATCCGAACTCTCTTGCATCCAGTGTCTCGTGATTGTTTGAATATCCCAATCGTTCCATTTCGCTCATATACCTGTCGAAATTCGGTCTCATGTACTTTGATTTCACATTCTTGACGTTTTCCCATATAACATACTTAGGACGCCATTCTCCCATGTTCTCGATGATATGTATTGTTTCCCACATAAGTGAGGAACGTGTTCCGCTGCCCTCGTCTGAACCTTTTCCTCGGTTGATTCTCTCCTCGCCTGTCGCCTTGCCTTGGTGTCCGGCGATGCTCATATCTTGGCAAGGCGAACCATGAATCAGAATGTCCGGCTTGAGATTCCATCCAACGACTGTCTGTGTCTTGTATTCGAGTTCATCTCTGAACATGGAATTGTAGGAACGGACTGCCTTTTCATTGATTTCCACATAGTCGATTGCTTTGGTTGGTATGTTGAGATTTCTCAATGCACATCTCGGTGAGCCGATTCCTCCAAACAACTCAAGAATCTGAACCATTGAGACCGCCTCCTCTCGTCACATAATAGAACATGTACTGTTGAATGATTCCGGCATATCCGTCATACTTCTCGACCGGAAACTTACCACCATACTGCTGCTTGATGATTTTATTTATCCATGTATCCACCGGAAAAGCGTCAACCTCGTGCATCCCAAACAGCCGGATGCAGTTGGCGACCTTTTGTCCTATCCCGTAGATGCTCCGGAGGTTCTTGTCACTATCTCCGGATGATAGTGTTCTGAGGTCAATCTTGCCATCCAGTACGTTCCGGACGAGACCCTCAAGGTATTTATCACGGTATCCAACGCCACAGGCTCGGAAATCTGCATCTCTTAACTGCTCCGGCGATGGGAACGTATATTGTGGCTGATTCTGCCCGTATCCGTCCGGTATCGTGAGCCTGCTGCCATATTTCTCACACAGTGTCTCGATGCTCTGCTTTATCTTCGGGATGTTATTGTTCTGTGAAATCATGAACGAGACAATCGTTTCCCACAGAGGTTGATTGAGTATCCGGATGCCTCTGCCGTATTCTGCTGCATCCATGAGAAACCTGTCCTCTTTGTCGATGCTGTCAATGATTTTCTTGTATCCGGTCGGTATATCAAAATAATTCGCCCACTTATTTGCAAATGTGTCCTTGTTGCAGGATAGCTCAATCGAGTGACTGCCTGCTGCCTGTGTTATCTCTATGTAGTCAACCCCGACCACCACTGTGAACGTGTCCTTTTGGGTCGGATGCTCTTTCATCCGGAAACACTGACCGGAATCCGCAATCTGCCGGATGTCAAAACAATCAACTTTGATTTCCATGTTCAGAGCCTCCCTCCATATCTTTCAAGAGTTCAAATACAATATTACGATAGTCCTGTGTTGCAATACATCTCGGTGAGAATCTCGGCAACGGCATCATGTTGATGGTTGCTTTCTCTGCGATGATTGAACGTCTCACCGGAGTGACGAACACATCGAATCCGGATTGTTCCTTGAGCCACTCCTCGAACTCAAGAGATGTCTTATTCTTCTGTCTCATGGTGCATACTGCTTTGATTGTTAAGTCCGGATTGATTTCTCTCATGTTCTCAATCTGCTCTGCGAGGCTGTTGATTGCCCTCACCTCGAATCCTCCGACCTTTACCGGAACGATGACGAGTTCTGCTGCCATGAGGACGTTAATGACCACCATGTCGAACAGTCGTCCGCAATCACAAATACAATAATCATATGCCTGCTGCACCTCGTCCAGTGCATCCCTCAGACGGAGAATCTGATTCTCGTCCGACTTCATGAGCAGATTCATGTCCGTTTTCATGAGATAGCCATTCGCCGGAATAATATCAATGTGTGGATACTCTGTCGGTCTTATGAGGTCGCTTGTCTGATAGTGACCTCCCTGTGACACATGGTGCTCAATCAATTCGCTCATTCCGATTCCGTCCGGCTCATAGCATCCGAATGTCTCTGAGGTGTCGCCCTGTTGGTCTCCCTCAAGAATTAAGACACGCTTTCCATGCTCCTCGCCCAGTATGTAGGCGATGGAATCTGACGTCGTTGTTTTTCCGATGCCTCCCTTTGGAGACATAACTGCAATAGTTTTCATCCTGTTTCCTCCTGTTATCTTTTCCCTGTTATCTTCTGCGGTTCTGACCGCTCATGCACGTTCTGAACTGATTCATCTCTTTCCCGACTTCATAAAGCACTTTGATGATTGTGACGCCTGCTGCCAGTGCGGTCGCTGCGATGATGATGCCTGCTGTTCTCATGCTATCACCTCCCCGATAAAATATTCGTTGTGCTCACAGGTGCAGCAATATGATTCGAGTTCATTGTCATCCGGATTCCTGCAACTGGAACACTGCCCCATCCCATTGATGACGGGTTCTTTGAATCCGCATCCGGCATATTGTTTCGCCATGGTGCAGGATTTCAATGCTTTCTTGGTTTTCTTCTCCTGCTCTCTAATCAAATCCCATCTCGTCCTCACTTGACCTCACCGCCTTTCAAGATGCTGTTGTTCGGTATATCCATGACCATCTTTTCGATTGCGTCCTGCTTTCCACTCGCTCGCCCCATCACAATCATGACATCATTCATCCTCCAACTATTGAGAGATAAATATTTCTCGATGACCTTGATTGCCTCCTCTGCCGAATAACATGTCGCCACGAAATGACCTGCCTCTGCCATATCTCTGAGGAACTCTTTCTGTGTTGCCTGCTGCCTGTTGTCACCGTATTTCATCTCGATGAACAATCCGCAATACATCCCTCTCGGATATGGGAGGCACAAGTCGGACACGCCTGCCTTGACGCCCATCTGTTTGAATTTCACTGCCTCCTGTTTGTTCCTGCTGCCACCATTCGGAACGTGATACAACCATCTCAATTCCGGATACCTGTTCATGTTCCAGTTCGCCCATGAGATGACGTTGATTTGCTCCGTGTCCTCACTTCTCAATGCATATTTCATATTCATTTTTCTGATTCCTCCTCTATTAGTTCTGCCCTGCATTGCTCATAAAACTCGCAGAACAGGCAAATGCTCCGGCAGTCTTTGACCTTGAGCATCCATCTCAGTCTTGCGACTGCCTCTCTGAACCTCATTTGTCACACTCCTCCATCTCCATCACCATGTATCCGTGAATCAAGATGGTTTTCTCTTTCTTCCCGAACTGGTTTCTCGGAGGCTCATTCTCACGCAGGTTCGGCATGTTTCTCTTTGCCTCCCACCACTTTTTCGTGTTGCCTGCCCTGTGAAACGGCGTGAGAAATACTTTCATTTTCTGCCCCTGCACTCCGAACGAGGTCTTGTCAATCTTGAGGAAGTCTGTGAATCCTGCTGCCTCAATCTGCTGTTC